CAAATACAAAAGTTATATTAAATCCCTTAGATGCAGGTTCTATTCAAGCAGCAGGGAGAATAAGTGGTAGCTCAATGAGAGCAGGTATTATATCAGCTAGTGCAGCTGGTGAAAATATTCATGGAACAGCATCATACGCTACTTATATAGAAACTGCACAAACAGCATCATATGTAAAAGCTGAAAATGTTGATTTTTTCTATTCAATATCACAGCAAATAAATTCGGCAGGAGAAATAGCTGCATTATCCGGATCATATGATGCTTTAAAAATATCTGATGTATCAGGACTTTCTATAAAAAATGAAGGACAAACGGATTACAGTATAGTTTTAAGTGGATCTGTTTCAGCAAATCAAGGTAAATTATTTTTTGGAGATGTAGATGGAGGAGAGTATTTAACATTTGATCAATTAGATACTCAAATAATAGCCGAAACAGCAAAATTCAATGTTCCAAATGAACTTTTAATTGCAGGAAACATAAATTTATCAGGATCAACAGGTGCTGTTAGTACTAGGAAATTAGTTATAGGGCCTGATGCCGCATCAGGTACAATAAATTCACCATCTGCATCTTTAGGTATTAATGATTTAGCATTTAATAGAAACAATGTAGCTTATATAGGTAATTATAATACTTCAGGCACTTCTAAATTAGCATTAAGTGCTGGTGGAGGTGGTGGAGCAAGTTTTACTAATATAGAATTATCAGCTTCAGGTGATGTTACTATGCCAAATGGTCAGTTAATAATGGATGGGACAGATAACCCATCCAGTCTAACAGATCTGCAAACTTATATGAATTTTGATCCTGTTATAGCTTCTTCAGGCTTTCAAAGAAGAATTTTTAGAAGTAAAGCAATTGAAACTAATTCTTCAACTGGAGTAACAGCATTTAGATTAGATTCAAATAATATGCCTACTCAAAATGGGATATATCATATAACTTTTGAATGTATAGGTACTAATGGTGGATCAACGCGTATGTGTTATATGAAAAGAGAAAAAGTAGCTTATTGGAGTGGAACAAATAGTAGATGGGAAATACAATACTCAGGTACAGGTGCTTTAGAAAAAATTAAACCCATTTATTTTAATAATGTTGAAATTCTATTTGATTATAACGGTTATCCTTCACCATCTCAAATGAATATTAAAATTAATAACGCTGATACTACAACAGTAAAATGGAATGGGTTAATTACAATACAAGCAATTTCAACAGCAATGCTTTCCTAAAAAAATAATTCTCAATAAAATATTTAATATGTATAACCGTAAAAAAATTAAAAAATGAGTGAAAAAAAAGTTTTAACAAAAGAAGAAATTTCTAAATTAAAGGAATTAAAAGAAACATTTAATAATCTTACAGAAGTTTCAGGAGTTGTAGAAATGCAACATTATAACATTCAAATAAAAAAAGAAAATTTAAAATTGAGTTTACAAAATTTGCAACAAAAAGAAGCAGAATTTGCCCGAGAGTTAGAAGAAAAATATGGGCAAGGACAAATTTCTTTAGAAACGGGTGAATTTTTACCAAATGAATAAATTTTTGAAAAAACTTAGTATATTTATCATAAAAATAACATAAAATGGCAGAAACATTAATTTCCCCAGGAGTATTAGCAAGAGAAAATGATCAATCTCAAATAACGTCGCAACCAATACAAGCAGGTGCGGCTGTTGTTGGTCCTACCGTATTAGGTAGGGTAGGAATTCCAAAATTAGTTACTAGTTATTCTGAATATCTAGCTAACTATGGTAGTACATTTACTAGTGGATCCGATACATACACTTTCTTTACTTCTATATCAGCATATAATTATTTTAATAATGGGGGTACATCATTATTAGTAACAAGAGTCGCTTCAGGATCTTGGGCACCAGCAACTACACCATTAATTCCAGCAATAGAGGATGAAAGTGGAGCTTTAACAGTAGGTGCAAGTATTTTAGGTAGCTTAACAAGTGGGGGATCAGGTGGTACAGCAGCAACTTACGCTGCTCCGTTTGTAACAACAACAGGAACAGGATCAGATTCTTCAGGTTCATTTGTAGTATCTACAGGTAATGGAAAATTATTAACAACTGCCGATGATTTACTATCAGAATTTGTAGCAGGTACTAATCCTACAAATGCAGGAACAGCTCAATACACAAACGTTACCTTAACACAAGGTTCTGTAAATAGTGCTATAGCAACTGTAGATGTAACAGGAACAACAGCTCCAACTATAACAGGTATCACAGTTACTACTCCAGGATCTGGATATGCAGCTGGAGTTATTGATATAGCAGCAGGTGCTTTAGGAACTGGGCAATTAATAAATGCACAAGATGTACTTAGTATATCCAACGGTGCTGCATACGTCTTAGGAGCAGTAACAGGTCCTTTCACAGTAGCCCAAACTTCAACTACAGGTACAGGTACAGGAGCAACATTTACAATTACAGGAGACGGTACAAACGTATCAGCACTAGCTGTCGCTTCAATAGGTACAGGTCATGCAGCTACAAATGTAATTACAATTTCAGCAGCAGATTTAGTTACAGCAGGGTTTGCAGGAGCTACAGGAAACTTAGAAATAACATTAGCAGCCGCAAATGTACAAGATTCTAGTGCAGCACAAGCTACAATAGTAGATGCTAATTTACTAACAGAAATAACAGCAGCATCAGTAACACTAGCAGGAACAGGATATGCAATTGGCAACCAATTAACAATTCCAGCAGCTAGTTTAGGTGGAGCTGGAGCAACAGATGCAGTATTTACACTTTCAGCAGCTAATATTACAAATGCAAATGTATTTACTTTAGAAACAATATCACAAGGTGATATTATGAATAGTGATGGTCCTGAAAATTCAAATGGAGCACTAGCAAGTGGTTCAGCACAAAACGTAAGATGGGAAATTCAAGCACCAAATACAGGATCAGGTGTATTTAGTTTAATAATTAGACAAGGTAATGATAATTCAAAATCAAAATCAATATTAGAAGTATTCCCGAACGTATCATTAGATCCAAAACAATCTAACTACATATCTAGAATTGTGGGAGATATGACGGATACAATAAGAAATGCAACAGCAGCAGATGTTTATGTTCAACCAACAGGATCATTTAGAAATGCTTCAAGATATGTAAGAGTAAAATCAGTAGATTTAAAAACTCCAGATTATTTTGATAACAGTGGAATTGCAAAAGCTGAATTTACAGGATCTATTCCTGGAGCAGGTAGCGGTTCATTCTCAGGAGCAGTAGGAGATAATATAGGTGGTGTAGCTGGAATTGGATATTATGATCAAATTAGTGATTCAGATTCACAAGGTTTAGGTGCAGTTCAATCAGACACATCAGCAGTAGTATTAGGATCATATCCACAAGTATTTAATCTATTAGCAAATAAAGATGATTATAGATATAACATCTTAACAGCTCCAGGATTATATAAAGCTAGTGGAACATGGTCATCAGCATTAACATTAGCATTAAGTACTGTGTCAAGCAGAGGAGATGCAATTTTAATAATGGATTTAGTAGATTATGGATCAACAGTAACACAAGTTACTACTCAAGCAGCTAGTGTTGATAACTCATATGCAGCTAGTTACTGGCCTTGGGTTCAAATTAATGATCCAGATTCAGCACAATTAGTATGGTGCCCAGCATCCGCGTTATTACCAGGAGTATATGCGTATAACGATAAGGCAGCTGAAGCATGGTTCGCTCCGGCGGGAATCAATAGAGGTGGTTTAAGTACAGTAGTACAAGCAGAAAGAAAATTAACTCAAACAAACAGAGATGATTTATACACTGGAAAAGTAAACCCAATAGCAACATTCCCAGGAAGAGGAGTAGTAGTATTCGGTCAGAAAACATTACAATCTCAAGCATCAGCTTTAGATAGAGTAAATGTTAGAAGATTATTAATTGAACTTAAGTCTTATATTTCACAAATTGCTGATAATTTAGTATTTGAACAAAATACAGCAGCTACAAGAAATAACTTCTTAGCTCAAGTAAATCCATATTTAGAATCAGTACAACAAAGACAAGGTTTATACGCGTTTAAAGTTGTAATGGATGCTTCAAATAATGGTCCCGATGTAGTGGATAGAAACCAAATGGTAGGTGCGATATATTTACAGCCAACTAAAACAGCTGAATTTATTTACTTAGATTTCAACATTTTACCAACAGGAGCTCAATTCCCGTCATAAAAACTAAAAATTTAGATATTTATAATAAAATAAAAACGAAATAAAATGGCAGTATTAAACCCGAACGAAATATTTTTCACAGCTTTTGAACCAAAAGTAGCTAATAGATTTATAATGTATGTAGACGGAATCCCAGCTTATATCATTAAAGGTGTTAGTGGAATGGGTTTCGCACAAGATGAAATTGTACTTAATCATATCAACACTTACAGAAAAGTGAAAGGTAAATTAAGATGGAATGATATTACAATGCAATTATTTGATCCAATCACACCATCAGGAGCGCAAGCTGTAATGGAGTGGACAAGATTACACCACGAATCAGTTACTGGTAGAGATGGTTATTCTGATTTCTATAAGAAAGATTTAACAATTGATGTTTTAGGTCCTGTAGGAGACGTAGTTTCCGAATGGATTATTAAAGGAGCATTTATTAAAGATGCATCATTTGGAGATTTCAATTGGGATACAGATGGTGAAGCAATGAATATTGATTTAACAATAGGAATGGATTACTGCGTCTTGAATTTCTAAAAAAAATCAAAATACTTTAAAGAATAGCTTGGCTTCGGTCAAGCTTTTTTTTATATTATATATGTATAATAAGAAATTAAGTTATAACAAATAAAATTTATATGGAATCCAAACAACAAATCCAAACTCCTAAGCAAACGGCTCCAAGTAAGCCTAAGTTTAAATTCCCAACTGAAATAGTAGATTTACCTTCTAAAGGAATAGTATATCCTAAAAGTAATCCTTTATCATCTGGAAAAATAGAGATGAAATATATGACTGCTAAAGAAGAAGATATTATTACTAACCAAGCTTATATTAAAAAAGGAATAATTGTAGATAAGCTATTAGAAGCGTTAGTAGTAAGTGAAGGCGTAGATTTGGGGGATATGATTGTAGGAGATAAAAATGCATTATTAATAGCATCACGTGTCTTAGGTTATGGTTCAAATTATAAATTTACATATGCTGGTGAAGATCATGAAGTAGATTTAGGTGCATTAGAACCTAAAAAATTCGATGAGTCTCTATACACTAAAGGAGAAAATAAATTTACATTCCAAACACCACACTCAGAAAATTTAATTGAATTTTCATTAATGACTGATAATTTGGAAAAAAAGGTAGAAGCTGAGTTAAGGGGATATAAAAAACTTAATAAAGAAGTACAACCGGAAATGTCTACAAGATTAAAACATATGATTTTATCAGTAGATGGCAATTCAGATAAAAAAGATATTAGAGAATTTGTTGATAATTATTTTCTAGCACGAGATTCTAAAGCTTTAAGGGATTATATAGTTGAAATTCAACCCGATGTGAATATGGGGTTTGATATTACAAGGCCTAATGGAGATATAGAAGAGATTGCAATTCCGATAGGTGCAAATTTTTTTTTCCCTGACGCATAGTCAAGCCGTAGAATATAGAAGTAATTTATTTACCCAAATTCATGAAATAGTATTTCATGGTGGTGGAGGTTATGATTGGCATACGGTATATGACATGCCTATATGGTTAAGAAATTTTACTTTTAAGAAAATACAAGAACACTTCCAGGAAAAAAATAAACAATCTAGTAATACTTCCACTAATGATTTAGAAAGAGGAAGAGATATACTTAAACAAGCACAACGATCAGATCCAGCTAATGCCCAAAAGCATAAGTATATGGATAAATTTCCTAAAACATCTACTAAACCTACAATAAAATCAAACGTTCCTGATTACGTTACTACGAAAGCTAAAAAAGCTTAAGTTTTCAATATTTATAACAAAATAGCTTAAATGGCATTGGATCCTAAAATAGTAGCAAAACTTAAAAGAGATTTAGCTGAGATAAATAAACTCTATAAACAGTTAAATATGGAGCCGTTATCTATAGAGATTGAAACGGCCGGTGTAGATGATATACTGCTTGTTAAGGAATATTTAAAAGAAGCAAAAGCACTTACAGAGGATTTAAATGAAGGATTTGGGGGGATGGCCGAATCTATAAAGAACATTGTTCGAGAATGGAAAACAGGTTTTGCAGATCCTACAAAAGAAGCAACCAAATCCTTTACTAAATTAAAGGGCTTAGCTGAAAAATTTTCGGATGACGCCACAGGTTTAGCTGAAATGAAAGGTAAAGAAGTTGCAGCTAATAAAAAATTAATTGAAATTGAAATTAGAAGAATAAATCTTTTAAAGACCGAATTAATTAAAAAACAATCCCTTTCAGATGCCGAAAAAACCATATTAGCTAACCTAAAATCTGAATATAAAGTCCAAGAAGAGCTTCTTGAGCTTGCTGGAGACAGAGTACAAGAAGAAAAAAGGATTCAAAAAATGATGGGTTTAACTGGTGCAGCAGTTAAAGGAATAGCTGGTGCTTTAGGTAAAATTGGAATATCAAGTAGCTTTTTTGAAGGCATTGAAGATAATATGAGAGAAGCAGCAGTATCAGGAGGAAAACTTTCTACAGCATTTGCAGCAGCAAAAGGTATTGCAGGTGGTATAGCTGAAGCTCTATCAGATCCACTTGTTATTTTTACAATGATTATAAAAGCTGTTAAATTTTTAATAGGAATATTAGATCATGCTAATAAAGTAACAGCTAAATTAGGTGAATCCTTAGGAATAGCAGGAAAAAATGCTAAAGAATTAAAGCACCAAATCCATGCAGCAGGTGATGCTGCGGGTGGAAAAGACTCTATGTACTATTTCACTGATGAGCTGGTAGATAACTATATGGAGCTAAATAAGGCAGCTGGAATGAACTTAAAGTTCAATGAAAAGAATGCTAAAATGTTCCAAGATATGACCCATTATATGGGTTTATCTGTAGAACAAGCAGCAGGCTTATTTAAAATATCAGCTGAAACAAATGTTCCATTTGAAGGAATATACGATAATGTAGTTAATACTGTTAATGAATTAGATGCAGCTACTGGCTTTTCATCTGATATGGGTAGTATAATTGATGGCATGGTTAATGCTAGTAGTTCTGTAAGATATAATATAAAAGGGGGTGCTGAAGGATTAGCTAAAGCAGCTCATACTGCAAATAGATTAGGAATGTCAATGGATGAAATAGCTGCAGCAGCAGAAACTCATTTAGACTTCGAAAGTTCAATTGCAAAAGAAATTGAAGCAGAAATGTATCTCCAAAAAGATTTAAATTTAGATAAATTAAGGTATGCAGCAGCGACTGGGAATACAACTTTAATGGCTAAAGAAGAAGAAAGACTTATAAAAGAAAACATGAAATCCCTAAAAGGGAAAGTTCATGCACAAGAAGCATTTGCAGCAGCAACTGGTATATCCCGAGATAGGTTGAATGATGTAATGGCTAACCAAGAAAGAATTTCAAAATTATCACCTCAACAATTAAAAGATGAAAAGGCTAAAGCAGCAGAAATGGCTGAGCAAGGTAAAACCGCTCAGGCCTTTGATAGATCAATGCAATCAGCTGTTCTTCAGTTAAAAGCAGCACTATTACCTATAGCAGAAAAATTAGGACCTGTTTTAATAGCAGGTGCTGAGTTTATAGGCAATTTTGTAGGATCACCAGCTGGAAAAACGTTATTGGCTGTAGCTGGACTAGTAGCAACGGGTGCAATACTTGGCAAAATAGGAAAATCTATTATGGGTTTATTTTCTGGAGGATTAGGAAAAAAGGGAACTTATGTAAATCCTATGATTGTGAAAGATATTAGTGGTGGTGGTGGTGGTAATAATATAACTAGTATGTTAAAAGGAAACATATTTAAATATCTAGGTAAAAAGGGAGGTCTTTCAAGAACTTTGAATAGGACTATGATTAGAACTTTTGGTAAGAATGGGTTTACTAGATTTATGCAAACTAAGGTATTCAATCCAAAAGATATAGGTAAATTTCGTAAAGCATTAAATTTTGTAGCCGAACCATTAAACAAATTAGGTGGTAAAATCATACCTCAATCAGGTGCTAATTTAACAAAAACATTTGGTACTAACCAAATGAACAAAATTCAAAAAATGTCCCAAACTGGTAGAAATGCTGCTGGGCAATTTATACCAAAATCACTACAATCTAAAGCAGGTAATATGGTTTCTAAGTTTACTAGACCAGGTGCAGGTATTGTAAGTAACGTAACAAGTAAAGCATCAGGTTTATTACCAAAAGCCGCAACCTCAGCACTATCAAAAGCAGGTACTGTAGCAACAAAAGCATTAAAAGTATTAGGACCTGTAGGAGTAGCAGCAGATTTAGTATTAGGTGGTGCTTCAGGTTATTCACAATCTCAAATGTCAGCTGAAGAGCAAAAAGCAGCAGGTATTGAAGAAGGAATTAGTGCTACTAAAGCAACTACATTAGGAGTTTTAACTGGTGGTGCTGAAAAAGGATCAATGTTTAGTGAATCTTTAGGTATTGAAAAGGGGAGTGCAGGTGATGAAGCTTTAGGTATAGCAGGTGCAGCTGGTAGAGGAGCATTAACAGGAGCTGCAATTGGTTCATTTATACCAGTAGTAGGAACAGCTATTGGGGGTATAGTTGGTGGGGCAATAGGAGGTATATCAGAAACATTTAAAGTATTTTCTGATCCTAACTCATCCTTAAGAAAATGGACATCAGATTTAGCTAGTGATGTAGGAGAGTTTGCTACTAATTCAATGGAAACCTTAGGTGGTTGGGCTTCGTCCGCAGGAGAAACATTAAGTGGTTGGGCTTCATCAGCTGGAGAAACAATAGGTGGTTGGGCTTCATCCGCAGGAGAAGGAATAAGTTCATTCTTTTCTAGTGCGTATGATGGGGTTTCATCATTAGCTAGTGGAGCAGCAGATTTAGCATCAGAAGCAGGATCGTATGTAGCAGACACACTTTCTAGTGTCGGGTCTTCAATTGCAAATTCATCAGTGGGGCAAGCAGTAGGAGGAGCAGTAGATTATGTAGCAGATTCATGGGTAAACCCAATGAATTGGTTTGCTGAAGGAGGGATTGTAACAAAACCTATGATTGGTGGTATTGGAGAAGCAGGTCCTGAAGCAATAATTCCTCTATCACAAGCAGGTGATATGTTAGGGGGAAATGGTGAAGTAACAAAATTATTAAAAGAATTAATATCCGAAGTAAGAAAAGGTGGAGATGTGTACTTAGATGGAAGTAAAGTAGGTTATGCATTAGCATTGCAATCTTCTAAAATGGGTTAATATTTATAACAAAACCAATTAAAATATAATATTATGGCAGAATCAGTAAAAAAAATGTTCGATCAAGATGGGTCACGCTTAGCCGTTCCAGTCTCACCAAATGCAAATCCGACAACAGATCCTTCTATTAATGTGCAAGGTAATTCTTTACTACATAACCAATACTCAAATATTGGTGATCCTAGTTTAACAAATTCACCTTATACTAATATGGGAGCAGCAGCAACGTCTTATTCACTACCTTCTACATCACAGTTAGGAGAAAGTGCATTAGCATATCAAGGTGAAACTAACAGATATCGTAATAACTCACCAGAAGGTAGTTCATTCTAAAAAAAAATAGATGCCCTTAATTACTTCTACTACAGCTCTTAACAAACTGAAGTGGGGTGGCGATAGGTTTAATGCTGGTGCTACGGATGGTAGTAACCAACCTTACATCCGACGTGATATCCCTGGAGTTAATGTTAATAATGATAACCCAACACTCTTTAATGATGGTGGAGATCTTCCTGCAAAAACAGGACATGATTTTTTATTAAGGGATGGGTTTATGGCTCCTGTAGAAGCAGCAAGAGATGTAAGTAGACTTACACAAATGCTTTTTGATACAAGAACTCCTAATGGTTTTGAATTTATTGCAAAACAGAATTTATTATCAAGAAC